AAATTTAGATCGAGTGCGTTTGATCCTGATTCCGCCACATTAGACATGTTAAAAAGGAGAAGCGGTGAAATATCAACAGCTATGACGCCAGCGCCTAGGGAGTTAGAATTCTCAGACACGGGTAAAATAAGAGATGTGTTTGGACAACCAGATTATTCTGACTTCGACACTAGCGTATTTGAAACACCTGATTTCGATTGGGATACTTTCGACCCAAGTACTATGCTTGAATCTAGTATGGGCAAGGATGTAACTACTGGAAGAATACTAAGAGAGCATCCTGATAAGTTTAAAAGTGAGGGTGATCCATCAGAACCAGGCGGAAGATTCTTTAAGCGAGTTCCTGCAATATTAAGAAGAATAGATCCAATAACAGCTAGATCTAGAGGCGCTACTGGTGCGGATTATGGTAAACCAGGTGGTTATAAATTCTTACCGGAGTCTGATTACATGGGTCTACCAGAATCTGATCCATACTTCAGAGGAATATAATGGCTAAATTAAATACAGCAGATAGGGCAGCTTTGCCTTCTAAAGACTTCGCTGGACCAGATCGCAGTTATCCAATTAATGATGCTAGTCATGGTAGAAACGCGCTAGCAAGAGTTGAACAGCACGGAACACCTGCATTGAAGAAGCGAGTAACTTCAGCAGTAAAACGAAAATACCCAAATATGCAGGTAGCATAGGAGAACACGTTATGCCGATGGTAGAATATTTTGACGAAGGAACCCAAACAAGAAAGAAGAAAGACTTTGGGTATGGCGCTATGGGCAAAGAACTTGCTAGAAAATTCATTGGTAAACAAAAAGCATCTGCTTTGCTATCTGGTGGGGCACCGCCAAAAATGACATCTAATAAAATGGAGGGGGAAGGGTCTATTTCTGCTAAAAAAACTAACAAGGGAATGGGCACTCAAGATAAAAAAGAGCAAAAAGAAAAACGACACCAAGACTTCGATCAAAAAGAACTTGATAAGAATAAACCTTCTGAAGCTAAAACACCTAAAAAAGAAAAAGTATACGTGAAAGATGATGATGAACCCGATAAGAAAATAACCGTTGGATATGGCGGTCCTGATTATAATGCTATGTGGACGTAGTCTTTAATGGCTATTATTAAGAACATCAGCAAGCTGGTAGTTCCTGCTTATAATAAAGGTCCTAAAGATGTTATTGATTATATTAATGCGCAAGCTTGGATACCAACTAGTTCTGATGTAGGACTCATTGAATACCCAGGTAATTTTGGTTCTTACGTAGGAGAGAACGAAATAGTTGTGGGAGCTGTTGGTGTATCACAAGTCATATTGCAAGTAACGATAAATGCTACCGCTCTGGTAATACCCGCCACAACAGTAACTGTATCAGGAACTCCAACTTTATTTCCTCTTTCTTTTTGGCCCCTAAGTGGTTATATAAGGATAGATGACGAGATTATTAACTATACGAGTATAAATCCTAGGTCGACCAGCGTTAGTGGTTATGATGAATTTCAATTGAGTGCTGTAACTGATCGTGGTATTTTAGGTTCTACTGCGGCTACTCACACGGCAACAGTTTCTGGTCCAGTGCTAGTAGAGATTTTATTGGGAGTGGTCCGCAAGATAGAATACAACAAAACATTAGGTGTATTCAACGTTTGGACTAGAACCACACAGAATGTTCATCCCGAGCAGAGTTATGCGGCAGACCCGGGTACAACTACTTATGAAACTTACCTAATTCCTTGTCCTGAAGACGTTGTAACTTTCTTTGAAACGAGTCCAGGTGTAAATTGAGTCTTTCTATCGCGCTGGCTAACGGGTTGCCAAAGGATGAAATTCGTGCACTATTACTATCAGAAATGCAACGACGCATGGAAGCGCGGAAGACTCGCTGGACAGCACTCGAAGGTCCACAGAAGAAGTTTGTTGATAGTGAGCATCCTCATATACTGTTTGGCGGAGCGCGAGGAGGTTCAAAAAGTGTTGGAATGCTTCTAGCGTTTCGCAAGCATGCAGAGAAATACGGAAAGGAAGCACAGGGTCTTCTGTTCCGCCGGTCATTTCCAGAAACGGGCGAGCTCATAAAGCTGGGTCAGTACGTCTTCGTGCAGGAAGGTTGGGAATGGAAAGTTGGGGAGAGAAAATGGGTCTCGCCCAGCGGGGCTGTGCTACAGCTTAAACATCTTGATGAAGACGCTGATGCTATGAAGCTGCAGGGTTTTTCTGTAACCTTCCTAGGATTTGACGAACTCGGTAACTGGCCCTCGCCAGAACCGATCGATATGCTTGGGGCAACAATGCGTTCTGCTGCCGGCGTACCGGTTCTGTTCAGAGCTTCTGCTAACCCAGGCGGGCCAGGACATAACTGGGTCAAAGAAAGATACATTGACAATGACGACGGGGAATCTATTTTTATCCCATCTAAGATACAAGACAACACTCCTCTGATGGAGAACGACCCGGGTTACATTGACCGGATCAAAAAGAGTGGACCAGAATGGCTCGTAAGAGCGTGGTTAGATGGTGATTGGAACATCGCACCGGGTGCTTTCTTTGAAGGCGTATGGGATCCAAAGATACATGTTGTAGAACCTTTTGATATACCATTAGAGTGGAAAAGGTGGAAATCATATGACCATGGATACAAATCTCCAGCTGGATGCGTCTGGTTCACGCAAGACTATGATGGTATAATCTATATATATAGAGAGCGCTATTGGAGCTCTAAACCTAACAAGGGAAGCGAAACGCCAATAGAAGAAATAGCGCGGGAGATAAATGATGCTGAAAGTAGTGAGAAAAAACTCAAGATTAAATTCAAGAGTAATGTGGCGGATTCAGCGATATTTATGCGAGACGGTCGCCAGAAGAGTGTTGCAGACGTATTTGCTGATTATGGTGTTATTTGGGAGTCTAGCGCGAAAGGTCCAGGATCTAGGATACAGGGGTTACAGGAGATTGTTGACCGCTTGGCAAACGAAAATCTTAAGGTTTTTAGTACTTGTAAGCATTGGCTTCGTACGGTGCCCTCGCTTCCTGCTGACCCCAAGAGGGTGGAGGATATTGACACGAGCGCGGAGGATCACCTCTTCGACGCTACGCGATATGGGTTGATGCTGAGACGCGCTAGAAGTATTAAACCAAAGCCAAAGGCGAAGACACCACCGCGATTTACTTTTGAGTGGTTGACTAAACTCGACGAACTATACGATAGGAATGAATCATGGCCGATCTAGGTATATTATCAGTAAATACAGAGTCAGGTATCGGAGATAGAACCCCATCTGATGCTATTGGCATGTTAAAAAAGTGTCAGAAAAATATTAATCTATCGTATAAGAAGTGGAAAAAGTATTACAAAGAAATAGAGCATAACCGCGTATACGCACTGGGTAAATTAAACGAAAGATCGATAACTATGGTTCCTTCGCAGAATATGCAAGAAGGCGGTCGTTCTATAAAGGGTAATATTATACATGCTACATTGCAAGGTTTGTTACCACATATATATGCGAAAAATCCAGAAATAAAAATAAGACCCCACAAGTATGTTGATGCTAGTAGTTCTGAATATAGGGTAGCAGATTTATTTGCATCAACTCTTGAAACTGTTTTGAACGAATCTTTGAAAAAAGCAGACCTTAAGAAAATAGCAAAACAGGTAATTAGATCTTGCATGACAAGTAAAATAGGAATTGTAAAGGTTACCTATCAAAGAGATTATTATAAAGATCCATTAGTTAGCAGGCAGTTTAATGATGCACAAGATAGTTTAGCTAGAATACAATCCGATGTAAAAGAGTTAATGGCTAACCAATCTTACGGCGGAGAAAAAGAAGAGTTAATTGAAGAAATAAAAGAAACTATGGCTGGGTTGCAAGATAGAGTGGAGGTATTACAAAGAGAAGGTTTGAACCTAGGTTTCGTTCGTCCTGAAGATTTTAGAATGGATACTTCGTTGGATTCATTACAGGAATATCAATCTGCTCAATGGATGGCCAATGTTACTTGGATGACACCATCTGATGTTATGGATAGATTCCAATTATCTAAAGAAGAGGTTGAGAAATTCACAATATACAGACGTACAGATGCTGGTATATTAAACAGATTAACCCGTGATGATGCGGCGCAAACTAATAGCACAGAAGATGTAAACCTAGCAATAGCTGTGTGGGAGTACTGGGATAAAACAGCTCAAACAGTTTTCACCTTTGCTGATGGTGGTAGTAAATGGTTGAAAGAGCCTTTTCACCCCAACCGTTTGGGTGAGAAGTTTTTCCCATTTTTCTTGCTAGGTCTTAATTGGATTGATGGTCAAGAATGGCCTATTTCTGAAACAGAGTTATTGATGTCTCTACAAGACGAATATAATACCATTCGCACGCAAATGGCAAAACATAGAGAGCTTTCTGCACCATTTTTTGTTGCTGACGCATCACGTGTAAACTATGAAGATATTGAAGTATTTAGTAACGCTGCCATTGGTGAAATAGCTTTGATTAATGCATCTGGTCAGAATGTAAATTCTGTTTTTCAACCAGCTACGCCGCCACCTATGAATCCACAAGTTTATGATACCGCTCCATTACGTACCGATATGGAATGGATTAGCGGACTTGGCGATGCTCAAAGAGGTGGCGTTAACAGGGCTAAAACAGCAACGGAAGCTAATATTCAACAAGCTGGTTTAGCAACTCGTATTGCTGAGAAAGTAGATATGACGGAAGATTGGCTTAGAGAGTTAGGTTGGTTCGCTGCTGAAATTTTACTGCAAGAAGTACAACCGCAAAAGGCGATGGAGATGGCTGGACCAAATGCTTTTTGGCCTATATTGAATAAACAACAATTGTATGATTCTGTTTTTATCGATATTGCAGCTGGCACCACGGGCATGCCAGATACTAACGAAGAGAGAATGCGATGGATAGAATTAATGCCTATTATAATGCAAAATATAGAATTGGTTCAGCAAATGAGATCTTTTGGTGTACCCGATGAATTCAATCCTTATGTTCAATTGTTAGAGGAAACTTTTGCTAGATTTGACGAGCGAATTGATATATCTAAATTCTTACCACCAATGCCCGAAGAGATGCAGAAGGTGATGCAACAGAATCAAATGATGCAGCAGGCAATGGGCCAAGGAGCACAAACCACACCAAATAATGCAGTACCACCGCCACAAGGTTTAAATGAGGTACAAAATGCGCCACAAAATAGAGTGGACCAACGCACTAGAAATCAGTATAGAGAACCACAGGGAGAGATCTAATGGCTGAAGAGCAAGAAGTACAAAGTCACGAAGACTTACACAACACAACTTTGGAGGTGATGGAGAAGGAACTCGAATCTATACAAACTCACGAGGAGGAGGTTCATGTCGAAGTCCAACCCGAAGCCGATAAAGAGATCGATGCTCTCGCTCCCACATACAAAGAAGCTGAGGCAGCACAGCAAGCATCCGTCAACACAGAAGATGATAGACCAGAGGCATCAGCAGAGGCAGTTTCAAGCAGCGAGGGAGATAAAGCGCAACCAGAGTTAGATACAGAAGACGCTGAAGTATATGGCAATTTAAAACCAAAAGCGCAAGAAAGATTCGAGCATTGGATAAGTAAGGCAAAGGGTTTAGAATCTGAAAACGAAACTCTTAAAGTTTCTGGTGAATTGCATGATTATATTATGGATTCTGGAACAAATGCTGAACAATTAAATTGGTCTTTGGGTGTTTTTAAAAGTTTGAATTCTGGCAATTATGATGAAGCTGTTAAAGCGTTACAAGCGCTGGATCAATTTTCAGATCAAGTTGGTAAAACTTTAGGCGTTAATAAAGTAGACGACAGTAATTCAGAATATAATGATTTTGAGGATTTATCAACAGCTGTAGAGAATTTAGAAATTAGTGAAGAATGGGCAAATAAATTGGCATCTGATAGGGTTAGCACAAACTCACAAAATCAAGCACAAGCTGATTATCAACAGTATTATAATCAACAGTTGCAAAACCAAACAACAAGCAACGAGACTACAGAGCAGGCCTTATCTGACATTACAGAGTGGGAGAGTGATTTGGTTGGCTCAGATCCTGACTTCTCTTCTAAAAGAGATACCATGATGGAAATTAGTCGAGAAGTAGCGTCTTCTGATTTTCCACCGGAACAATGGTTAGGTATCCTTCAAAACCAGTATAATGTACTTTCGCGAGGAATGAATGTCGCTGCCTCTGCGAATGGAAATGCTAGTAAAAACTCTGGGCCACTAGCACCCGGACGAACAAATAGCGGCACAGGTAATGCATTGGATAGTGATAAAGCTGAAGTTACACCGGAGTTTCTTCAAGCTCATTTAGATGCAATGCATAATTAACAGGATTAGATGAGAGCTGGGTTCATCGCCAGTAGCACGTATTGGCTTTCGTGTAGCCGACCCTGTTCCACATAATTACATTCCTTTGGAGGGAAATAAATGGCAACTCAAACTGCTTTACATGCCAGTGATATTACCCAGCTAGGATTTGTAGCTCTTCAGAACTATTTGAAGAATAAACCTATTGACCAGGTTGCGACTGAACGTCCCCTGCTCAAAGCTCTAATGGCGAAGAAAAAGCCTTGGGGTGGCGGTAAAGAAAATATCGTTGAGCAGATTCGTACAGAGTATGGTAATAACTTTGAGTGGTTTGGTGATTCAGCGCTAAACACTTCATCGGCAGTTACTTATAACACTCGTGACACTGTGAGACAGGCTTATTATCCTTGGAACTCGGCACATGACGGTTTCCAGTTCTCAGAAGACTACTTACTTGGTAACGGTATTCTTATTGGTGATTCACAAAGCCCGCGAAATTCAAGTGCGGCAGGTCTTGTACAGCTAACTAACGTGTTTAATGAAGCTATGGAAGTGCTACGACTGGGATTCGAGAAGATCCTCGATCAGTCTTTGCACCTTGATGGTACAGTTGGCGTTGGTGGTGGTACTTCATTAGCTAACAAAGCTCTTAACGGTCTTGACTTTATCGTTCCTTGCGTATCCCATACGGGTACGGTTGGCGGTATCGCTCGCGCTGCTAATACTTACTGGCGTAATCAAATCGATATGGGTGCTGGTCTTAATGTAACGACTGGTGTTCCGTATGGTGCTGGTTATGATGGCGCTGATTTACTTACTCCAATGCATACGATGTGGCGCGCTTGTCAGAAGAATGGCGGAAGTCCGAACTTCATTCTGGCTGGTACTGATTTCATTAAGTCTTATGAAATTGCTGCAGATGCAAAAGAGTCTCGTTATGCTGTACAGCCTGGAACGGCTCAAGCTCCTTGGAATCTAGACCCATCACTAGAGATGAAAGATAGTGGTACGTTTACTGGTCTATTTTTTCAAGGTGTACCCATTATCTGGGATCCGGTTTTTGAAGATCTTGATGGTCTTGGTGCATCTGCGAAAGTAAGTAATGGTTTGTCCGTTGATTGGGCAAAGCGTTGTTATTTTCTCAACACCAACCACATTACACTTCGTCCGATTCAGGATAATGATATGATCGCGAGGAAGCCTCCCCGTGAGCATACTAGTTATAACTACTACTGGGGCATGACATGGCGTGGCTCGCTAACTGCGAACCGCTGTAATTGTCACGGTGTAATTATGGCAAGTGGTATTTAATGTTGTATTCGGAGGGGGCGAAAGCCCCCTTCGGTTTATTTTTGAAGGGAGAGAAAAATGAATATACCTATTTTAAAAGTAATTGTAAGTAAAGATCAATTTTCTGCAATTAATAAGATTGTTCCAGCCCATGAATACCCACTATGGTTAGCGGCATGGGGACAAGAAAGTTTAGAGATAGTTGGTAAATCAGAAGAAGTACATGAAATAGATAGCATCGAAGAAGAAGTAAAACGCATGATTGATGCTCATGGAGAAAATAAACTTAGAGAAGTATTCGGCGCGAGTTATATAGATGGTATCGAAGTTTCTATAAATCGAGTTATAGAGAAGGAGAAAGGCGTAAATGACAGCAAGAACGCTGCTAAGTCTAAGGACGGAACTAGGACAGAGACTAGGGTTTAGTTCATCTGGTTCTGGTGCTATACTCCAGTCTGACTTACTTAACTCTGCGTTAAGGAGTGGACAAGAACAATTATTCTATGAGTTTGGGGATTTACTGACTCATAGGGTCAACGATACAGAACCTGGTCCTACAGTAGCTGGCACCTCCTTATACGATTTTCCACCTGATCTAGATCCGTTAAAATCTTTAACAATATCTGTACAGAGAACAAGTGGTGGCACGTTTTACGAATTGATGGTTGGTATAACTACTGGTGATAGAAACGTATTACCAGTTTTGAATCAAAGATGGCCATCTAAGTATGATATAAGAAACATCTCGGTTGTGGCTGGTATTGTTAAACCAAGATTAGAACTTTGGCCAACACCAGATGACGCATACCCATTAAAATTAACTTACAATGCAAAACTCGGTGATCTTACTTTAGACACAGATTTGAG